GTGGGCCAAGAAGTTCTGGGGCACGTTCCAGCGCCGGCCGGGCGACTTCGCGCAAGCCGACGGCAAGGTCCTGAACAAGGTCCCGAACTTCGACGCGTACGAGGGCTTCTACAAGCACTACCTGAACATTGTGACCACGCGTCCCAATGCGCAGGCCGTGCTGACGGGCGTGTCCTTCTTCGGCGTCTAAGCGCCCCACCAGACGCCTCCCCCGTCCACCCAGGAGCATGGCTGGGCCGGACGGGGGAGGCCCCTTTCCTCTGAACACCCAACGTACCCTCAAGGAGAAAGCTCATGTCCGAATACCTCGACCTAGTGAACTCGTCCGGCAGCCACCGCGCCAGCAAGATCAAGATGCCCGTCGTTGAGGAGTCCGCCTCCACCTACGACGCCATCCTGCCCTTCGTCCTACGCGTCGTGGTTCCCAACGCCAGCACCAACATCCTCGTCGCCGCTCCCTGCGCCCTGCGCATCGTGGACATGTGGGCCATCGCCAAGGCCAACGGCGCCGCTGGTGACCTGGTCCAAGTGTTCAACGGCGGCACCGGCGTCAGCGCGGCCCTGGACCTGCAAGGCGCAGACCAGGCCATCGTGCGCGCCGCGAGCATTGACGACTCGGTCAACGAGTTCGCGGCCGGCGCGACCATCACCGTGGACCCGACCTCGGCCACGGACTGCTCGTGCGAGCTGTACATCAGCTGCCTGCCGCTGTAAGCTAGAGACCTCGATCGCCTAACGCACGGCGGGGTTGGAGAGAAAAGCAATGCCTAATGACCTGCTGAGTACCTACAACCCCGCCCTGCAAAGGGCTTCCGTCGCCGAGATCAAGGCGGCCAAAGAGGGGGACAAGCCCTCTACCCTATCCAAAGCCGCGCCTGCCGCCGGCACCATCCTAGGCGCCATCATCGGCGGTCTTGCTGCTGGTAACCCATTGCTGGGTGCCCAGGTAGGCGGGGCCATCGGGTCCGGCGTCGCAGGCATCTCCGAGGGCGTGCGCACCAAGAACCCCGCAGCCGCGCTCCAGGGCGCGGAGAGCATCCTGGGAGGCGTGACTGCTGGAACCAAAGCAAAGCCTAACCCCTGGGACTACCTGAACAGCCCGCTACCGCCCGTTGCCGGGCCGATGTAAGGCCACCATGAAGAACCGAGAGCGTGACAGTACCTTGTGGGCGCAGCTAGAGCTTTCCAAGAGCTTGGCGTCCCCTTACTTCATTGCCTTCGATAAGTGCCTGGCCTACACCAAGGGCGACCAGCGCACAGGCAACGGGAGCCGCGAGGTCTACGCCAACCAGGACAACTCCCGCAAGAAGAAGACCGTAACGGTCAACCAGATTCTGAATCTGTACCGCAACATCTGCGCCAAGCTGGTGACCGACTACCCGGCCGCCGCGGTGCTGCCAGCGTCGCTGGATACCGACGACATCGCCAAGGCCCAAGCGAGCGAGGAAGCGCTGCGCTGGTTCTGGGAAGCCAACAACATGCGCCTGGTTCTGCGCCACGTCTCTCAGTGGCTGACGTCCACTGGTACCGTAGCCATCCGCACCCGCTGGGACACCAACAAGAAAGTGGTCGTATCCGAGTTTGTGCGCCCCTACGACCTGCGCTTCGAGCCGTACTGCAACTCGCCCGACGAGTCCGCGTACATCGGCGTGGTGCAGTACGTACGCCGGGAAGAGCTGGAAGCCAAGTACCCCGACCACGCAGACAAGCTCAAGGAATACGCACAGGCAGCCACTCGCTACTACACCACCGGCCCCCGCAGTGTGCCCGACGACCGCTACGAGCTCGTCGACGTGTACTTCCGCGATGGGCGCCAGGAGGTCTGGGCCGGCGGCGTGAAGTGCTTCGAGACCACCACCCCGGGAGACCGGCTGCCAGTACAGGTCATCCGCTATACCGAGGTGGAAGGATACCTGTGGGGCCTGGGCATGGTAGAGCCTCTCCTGGAATCCCAGGACCTCTACAACTCCATGCGCACGCAGATTCTGACCAACGCCAAGCTCTGCGGCAACCCGAAGATCCTCATCCCCGCCGAGGGTGAGATTGCCACCAACGCCTTCTCGGACAAGGAAGGTGAGAAGGTCAAGTTCTCCAACGGCGCAGCGCCACAAGCGTTCCAGGTCCCGCCGCTCAACCAGTACGTGGTGGAGCAGCCGGCCCAAATCCTCAGCGAGATGTACGACCAGGCTGGTGTCCACGGTGCGTCGCTCGGCAAGCGCGTCACCGGTGTCACGTCGGCCGTCGCCATGCAGGAGAACAAGGGCAGCGATGCCCAGCAGCTGCAGCTGACCATGGACGCCATCGAGAACGCCGTGAAGCAGGTGGCCATCGACGTGCTCGTGCACATGAAGGCGTACCTGAACGAAGCCAAAATGGTGCGCATGCTCGACCAGTCCGGCAAGCTGGTGTGGTCTGAGCTGAGCAACACCCGCCTGCTGGACGACCCCGAGGTGTTTATCGAGGCCGGCAGCCTGTTCCGCTCCGAGGCGCAGGACCGAGACAACCGCACGTTGCAGTACCTGCAGCTGGGGCTCATCGACAAGGAGCAGGCCAAGCAGCTCCTGTCGGCACGTCTGGAGCCCATGCGGCTGCTCGACCAGCTCGCCGCTATGCAGCACGCACAGCAAGTCCTGGAGGCCGTGTCGCAGCTGGGAGCCCAGCTGGCGGTGTACCCCACCGACAACCTGGAAATCCTGGAGACCACGTTCAAGCAGTTCATGCAGCGCCCGGACTTCTACAAGCTGCCTCGCCAGAAGGCCGACGCGGTAGACAATGCCTACCGAACCATCGTCGAGCTGCTCATGACCAAGAGAGGCAACGGCGGCGTGATGCCTACCGCCCCGGCGCCGGCTCAGCAGCAGGCAGCGGCCGCCCCCGTAGTGGAGCAGACACAGTCTGGCGCACTGCCGGTGGTGCAGCGGCAGGACCAAATCGAGGCGGCCAGCGGGGAAGACCCGAACATGGGAGGTGACAATGCTAGTTTCTGAAGTGCGCGCCCTCGTTAGGACCCTGACTGACGAGGCCGACCTCACCTTCCTGACCGAGGCGAAGCTGACCAGCTTGCTGCTCACCGCGTACAACGAGTTCCGGGAGCTGGTGACCAGCACCGACGACTCGTACTACGTGACCACGTACAACTACGTGGCCCCTAGCGCGACGAGCCAGACCTTGGATGGCACCCTGCTAGGGCCCGCCGCCACGCAGCCGCGCCTGACCCGCATCTCCCAGGTACTGGCCCTGGACGTGCCCAACGGCACACCTATCCAGAAGCTCACGGCGGCCTCCAGCATGGACGAGCTGTTCGGGCGACCGGGCTACGGCGTGACCAGCTGGTGGCTGCAGGGCCGCGTGTTGCGCTTCAGCACCAACATGGCCAGGCCGTTCCAGGTGCAGTACATCCCGGTGAGCACGCTGACCTGGTCCACGGGCACCGACTACATCGACGACCTGAACGATTACCACGACATCATCGCGTTGCTGGCCATGAACGGCTACAACATCATGAACGGCTCGGCCGACAACCAGCACGGCGTCCAACTGCAGCGCCGGCTCAAGTCCCTGCGCAGCTACCTGAACACCAGCCGCTCCGGCGAAGCCAGCCGCTACGTGTCCCAAGAAGACGGAGGTTGGTAACATGGCTTCGTTCTCCCCTGAAGTGGATGCTACTCCTAAGGGAATGGACCTGCGCAGCCTGCGTAAGGGTCCGTACGTAGACAACCTGCGGATGGAAGAGAACGGCGCCTGGACCTTGCGGCCCGGCCTCGGTGTTCTGCGCGAGATGGACAGTCGCCTGACTGCCGGGCCGGATGAGCAATCCGTGGGCCCGACAGCCCGTCTGGGAACCTGCGTGGCCAAGACCGGAGTGGACGGGGCAGAACAACTGCTCGTCGTCAGCTCCGCCCTTGCCTCTCGTGGCGACGATACCGACGCGCCGGCCCAGGCGGTGTACCTACTCCACGTCTACGACCTGGACAACCGGCGCATCTCCGAGCACGTCATGCTCCCGCGCAGCGACACCACCCCCGAGAACATGACCTATGCCCTGCCCGCATGCTGGGCCCCCAGCCAGCCATCCGCCGGCGGAAACAGCGACGTAGCCTTCTCTTTGCTGGAGGGTGTAGTGCTGTTTGGTTCAGCAGAACTAGGCCTTTGGGCATACGTGGCCCCCTCTGCCCCCACAGCGCACGCAGACCGCGCAGCCACACACACAGACGGCACCTTCACTTTGCACGCGCCCCAGGGCGAGTCTGTGACGGTCTTTCAGCTGGCCCTATCTGATGGCCCCCTGCAGAACTACCTGTATCGCACGGACTCTGACCTACCGGCGCCTACTGCCCTGACTACCTGGCAGTCACGCCTGGTTCTGGCCAGCGAGCGCAGCTTGTACTTCAGCGACCCGCTGAACCCCGGCTGGTGGGCCACTGACAACCGGACCAACGCGCCGTGCCTGGGAACCATCAAGGCATGCGCCGCTAGTGTGGACGTCATCCTCGTGTGGACCGACAACGAGACCTGGGCGTACAACCCACCCAGCGGCGTGGACATCCTAGCAGGAGGTCAGTGGTACCTACTCAGCGGCTCGACGGGCTGCCCCAGCCCCCGCAGCCAGCTCAAGGTGGACCGCGCCGTCGTATGGACGCACTCCTCTGGCGTGTTTAGCCACACCTCGGGTCTGAGCTTCAAGAAGATGTCCGACCAGCTGGACCCTTTCTTCCAGGGCGCAGAGCCGCTGAGCAACCCGCTGTCGGTGTATCGCCTGGCCACAGGCAAGGTAAACCCGGCCGGCGAGCAGCCTCCCATCCAGTGGTACTACGAGCGCCCGACCGTGTCCTTTCACGAGCGCCACGGCGAGCTGCTTATCTCCTTTCCGTCCCAAGGCTTCGCCTTCGTGCTGAACCGCGGCGCGTGGTCTGTGTGGCACGTCGGCTCGTCCACCAACGCAACCAACGAGGTCGTGTATAGCAACACGCTGCCGGAGCTGGAGTGGGTGGGAACAGCGGAGGAAGTGCTGGCTGTCGCCCGGACGGAGCAGCTCATCCTCGACCGCACGGTCTACGCCACCTGCTTTCTGGAAGTAGGGCGCGGCGGCGCACTGGACCGCACCGAGGAGCACCGAGAGGACGCACGCAACTGGCGCGGCCAGTGGGAACTGACCGGGCTCAATGAGTTTGCCGTGGACGACGGTGAGGTGTGGATAGGCAAGCCCGTCGTGCGTAAGCCCGGCTTCGTCACGGGCACCGGCACGGCGCTGACCGACGAGTCCTTCTGGTTCCCGGTGTACGTCATTCCTCCTAAGTCCTTCGACCCTATCGGCACTTTCGACGTGCAGGACCTGGACATCCGCGTGCGCTTTGACCAATCCAACTGGACGGCCGTGCACGTAGGAGCGACGCCTGAGATGGACTTCGACACGCCACGCATCGCCGCCATCGGAGGATTCCACCCCGGCGCACCGGTGGCCGGCGGCGAGATTCAGACCTATACCCTAGGAGGCGTGGCCTCTTTCGGCGGCCCGGAGATTCGCATCCGCTACGACAGCACGGCCAACACCAGTGACAGCGGCCCCAGCCTGAACATGCCCCTGGGCGTGCCCAATCTGCTCTGCTGGATACCGCTCATCCGTGATCCCAACGCGGTCACCAGCACCAACCCGTGGACCACCTTCGTGCAGGCTGACATTGTGGACACAGCCGACGCCATGACGGCCAACGCCAAGGGCAGGTGGTACCAGTTCGGCAGCCGGCTCGGCGCAGACCTGCTGGACGCTAGCCAAGAAGCCATGCCGGTGGACTGGGCCCTCAAGACCGACCAGATTGGTGGCGGAAAAGAGCAGCTCAAGTGCCGCGGCGTGTACGCTCGCCTGTCTTCCAGCGGCAAAGCCACCGCCTCTATCGAGTCCGGCTCTACCAGTGGCCTCGTCAACGTCACCTCGTCTAGCGACTACAAGGACTGGGCCACGGAAGCGGTCGACATGGGCACCGCCGAGCTGCCAGCAGCCACAGATGACCTCCTGAACGAGGAAAGCCTGCGTGCCCGGCTCTACATTACCTCTGTAAGCAAGCAGACCTACAACAACACGGCACGCTGGGGCTCCTTTGCGGCCCCCGCAGACGGCAACATCCTGGTTGGTGACCCCCCCGTGGACACTTTCGCCACCAGTGAGGGCATCCGAGGGGAGCATTTCTCCACCATGCTGTGGGGTTCCGCTCAAAACGTGGCCGAGAAGGTGGCCATCGAGCAGGTAACGCTCTCCGTTCGTCAGGTTGGTGGTCGCCGCCGCACCGGGAGGTAACCAGTGTCCCCAATCCGCCCAGAAATGACGCCAAAAGGGCACGCAGAGTTCCCTCAGTGGCAGGCACGCGACGATGTGCGGGAGCAAGTAGCCTCCTTGCGCCTCAAGTCCGCCGGCCAGGCCGTTCAGGAGCCGCTGCCCCAGAACAACGCAGTCATGCTGGCCCCTGCGCCAAGCGAACTGACGAGCTACCCGGCCATTCTAACCAAGCCCTACACCACGATGACGGGCGTGCCCGGTGCAACACTTAAGTCGCTGTCCCTGGGGGCGAACAGCACCGTGTCGCTGACTGGCGTGCGTGTGCTGGGCGCGGTATCATTGGCAGCGGGGGCAATCCTGCTCGCCACGGGCTGTCGCTTCGACGCGCCGGTCCAGATGGCGAACGGAGCAAAGGCCACCTTCACCTCTAGCTTCTTGAACGGGGTGACCAACGCAGGAGCGCCGGCTAACGCCTACATCCTGGGTTGCCACAGAGGGTCTGGAGCCAACACCAACGTCACGGTCATCGCGGAGATCCTATGAGCACCCGAGAGCTGAGCAAATACCAAGCGGCCAACGGTGTTTCCATTGCTGGGACCGACGTAAGCCACGCCCTGCGCGACGCCACCGACGTGCTGAACGACCTGCAACCCAAGCACCTGGAGCGCAACTACACGCGCAAGGTGTGGTGCATCGGGCACTCGCCCAGTACCAACACGGCGAACCCTCGCAGCCTGCCCTGGCTGCCCAACTACAACGCGGCTGGCGGTGCTGCCGCTGTGGAGCCGCCCACCGACTTCGATAACCCCTACCGCTACAAAGGGGACTGGAACGACGACATCGACCCGGTGAACTCCGCCACAGAGAAGCTCTGGGCCATGGAGTGGGCCGTGATTTTGTCGCGCCCAAGCGTCCTTCGTCGCGTGGTGGTGTCCGCGCTGGTCGACTCGGCCTACGTCAACACCTTCCGCTACGGCGTCGCTGGGCCTTCCAACCACGGAAACGACCAGCCCGTGTACGACCTCACCTGCATCGTGCAGGCCGACGACATTTACGCCCAAGGGAAGCGCGAGCTGTCCCTGGTGCCTGCTATCCGTCGCTCCTTCAAGCTGGATGGGCACATGCTGTCCAAGTACGCGCCCGCGCCTGGTACAGACACAGGGCTACCGGCCTACCCTACCGGGTCTGCCGAGGGGTTGATGTTCGACATGGCCAACCACGACGGCTCAGACCTGCTGGACACACCCCTGCCGGCCGGCACCAGGCTGCGCTTCATCGTGCAGGTGCCTCAGTACCTCAACCCTGCCAGCTCCAGCTGGGGAGCCACTCCCTGGATGCACAACCTCTGGGGCATAACCATCTGGATGGACGAACAAAATGCCTAAGCTCACGCCAGTACCACTTAGCCGGGGCACCAAGCTCGCCGTCGACCAGCTGTCCAGCAACTTGGTACCGGCGCGCAACCTGCTGCAGGGCCCGACCACAGATAAGGCCAACTACGGCCAGAAGTACGGGCGCTTCGACGTCGCCATCCCCATCCCGTCCATCAGCGCCAAGCTCATGGAGTGGGAGCACGGCCGCCTGGCCATCCCTATCCCTTTGCTCCCCCTGCAGGACGAGTGGGAAGCATCCCTGGTACCGTCCAGCAGCACTCCGTGCCCCCGGCTACGGGCCATCAGCATCTCCCTGAACCAGCGCGCCGAGGGCTACGGCATCGCCGACTATTCCTCCACCGAGGAAGGGAAGATGACGGCGACGAACATGGACCGCTACGACACCACCTTCGAGCTGGTGACCAAGCCGCTCAGCATGACGACCAGCGGCATCGCCCGCTACGCCCGCAACATCAAGAGCTTGTGGAAGACCGTGCTGCCTGGCGTAGACCTGCTCAGCAACCCCGACGCCACGCCCGTAGTGTTCAAGGACCTGCAGGAGACGCTCAACCCTTACAGCGGGCACTGGCTCCTGGTGTCCTGCCCCGGCTTGTTCACTGTGGTACCCACGGAGACCACCTGCGCCATCCCTAGCTTGATGGTCGTGCTCACCTTCGACCGGGTGCTAGTCAGCCGCGACCAAGACATGCAGAACTGCCCGCTCATCACGGGCCTTCAGGCTACGCCCCTAACGCTCACTTTGCCGTCGTCCAATGCGTTGGTGACCGAGACCCACGTGCAGGGCAACCTGGGCGTGCTCGACGCCGTCGTCGCCGAGCGGCTGGACGCAGGCTGGCAGGAGTACGGTGAAATCCCGCCCACCGAGCAGACCACTCTGGACAGCTCGTACAGCGTCGTAGCCATCCCTCTGTGGGCCGGCTGGGAGGACGTGCGCCAGCAGGACGTGGCCACCGCGGGCATGCCCTACTCGGCAGGCCCGGGCTTCCTGACGCCCACCGCAGACCGGCGCCTGGCTGTGCTGCCCGACGGCTTCGTTATCCACCACTGCCTGCTGTGGCGGTCCCAGGCCGGGTTCCCCTGCCCTCTGACTGGCGGCTACGCGACCGGCATGGGCCAGGTGGTGTCTCCGACCATGCAGATGCTCATCGGCTTGAACCTGGTGCAAGGCTGGAACACGGACAACACCCGCTACCAGCCGGCAGCGTACCTGCCGCTGAACGGCGCGAGCCTGTCGGACAACACCGTGGACCTGCTAGGCCAAATCGACAACTACGTCCCGTACATGGACGGCTCGCTGCACTACATCCCGCTGGTGTACGCGGCGGTGGACCCTTCCGCCAACGGCTTCTACCCCACAGGCAAGCCTATCTACGTCGGCCGGGGCACCCGCAAGACGTCGGCGCGCAGTACCATCGGAAGCACGCCAGCTGGCCCTGCTCTGGGAGCCCCGCTGACGCAGGGCCAGGAGACCCACGTAGAGGCGCGCTGGCTCATCCAGGACCCCGCAGCAGGGCTTGACGGTGGACCCGCGGATTCTGCTGTGCTAGGCTACGCTGGTGGCGTCCTCTACATCGTCGGCAAGATGCCCCTCGTCTCAGGAGACAAATAATGGCCACCCTCCAAACGAAAGTCTCTGCCCCCGTTACGCCAGCCCCGGTTCCTCCTGTGGTAGCCAAGACGCCCGCGGAGACCTGGCAGGCCAAGCAGCAGAATCTGGCTGACCAGAACGCCGCGCTCCAACGCCTGCAGACCGCAGCCAAGGAGAACGTGTCCGCCATGCAGGCTGGATACGACACGTCGTCCAAGCAGGGGCTCCAGAACATCCGCTACACCAGCGGCGCTGCCATGGCTGCCCAGCGTGGGCGCAACCCTATGGACGTCCAGGGCGCACGCCAGACGGCCCTGAGCCGAGGCGCTACTGAGGCCGGGTTCGTCTCCGACCAGGCCGCTAAGTGGGTACCTGCTATCGCGCAGGCCAAGGTCTCCGAGGCCACGACCACAAGTGAGGCCCTCGCTGCCCAGCGTCAACTGCTGGAAGCAGCTAAGGCCAGCCAGGCTAACGCGAACCTTGCTCTGGCGTCGGCTCAGAAAATCACGGACGACGAGACCACCGTCTACAACACCGCCGAGGACCGAGAGCGGATCGCACGCAAGATCGAGAACCAACTGCTGGCAGGCGAAGACGACCCCACCGTGCGGCAGGCGCTTGAGAACTACGTGTACCAGCTCCGCCGCGGCAAGATTGACGCCGCCGGTATCGACTTCTAAAGGAGCCACCACATGCCTCGCGTACTTATCCCTGAAACCGCAGCTCCTTACGTCAAGACGAGCGAGCGCCCGGTAGTTACCGGAGGGTCCAAGAAGGACCTCTTCGAGACGCTGCCCAACCTGCTCAAGCTGGGAGAGGCCATCGGCTCCAGCAAGGCCGTGGGCTCCCTGGTAAACGCCGGAGAGGACCTGCTCACCAACCTCAGCGGCATGGGCGGGGCCATCGACCAGCGGCGCCTGCAGGCAGCGGCCCGCGAGCAAGCGGCCCAGGGACAGCGCGACGCCCAGGACGAGCAGTCTTGGCAGGACTTCCAGGCGCAGCCCACTGAGGCCCAGCGCCAGAGCGCTCTGAGTGCTGGGATGCCGGCCCTACGCACCAACCAGGCAGGCAAGCCCTTCCTTGGTCGCAGCACCGCGGAGGAGTCCGACGCCGAGTTGCTTCGCTACCAGCAGGCCCAGCAGGACTACGCCCAGAAGGTGTCGGAAATCAACGCTCTCCCGGCAAACACCGACCCTGCCGTGCTGGAAGAGAAGCTGCAGGAGCTGGACGCCCTGGTTCCCTACCGCCGCCCGTCTGCGCGCGAGCCCTCGGACATCGACCAGTTCGCCACTCGGCCGGGCAGGATGGCGGCGCGCATGAGCGACCGCAACGAAGACCGAGTGACGGACAGGGGCCTTGCTGCGCAGGCGGCCCAGGTAGCCCAGCAGAAGGCAGCGCAGGCCGCCGCCGCGGTAGTAGCCGCCAAGCCGGCGCAGGACGCGGCCGCCGACGAGGAAGCCGCTCTGGCTGACGAGCTGCAGACGTCCATGCTCCGTCGCAAAGGCAAGCCGGTCACGCACGACGACCTGCTGCGCCAGCGTGCTGTTCTTCGGCGCCTCAATGCCTTGAACCCAGCGGAGTACGGCCCTGTGCCGTCAGAGGAAGAGCTGGCTGGCGGCCCCGCCCCCGCGCGTGCGACGCCGGCTACCCCTGCACCTGCTGCGGAAGTAGACGATTCCGGGGAGCAGACACCCGCCGCCGTGCCGGCCGCTGCGCCGGCCGTAAAGCCTTTGCGTGCGGCCGACCTGCCTAAGCAAACCAACGAGGGAGTACCGCCCACCGAGGAGACGGAGTTCTACTCCGCGTCGCGAGGGCTGGCTCCTATTCCTGCTCCAGGCGTTCCGCAGCCTGCGACGACGTCTACCCCTGCAGCTGCGCCGGCCGCCGTGCCCCGCTCGCAGGAGGAAGTGTTCGCCGCCGCCGCGCTGGCTGACACGCCAGCAAAGCAGGCCGCCGTACTCCAGGGTGCCCAGAACCTGTTCCGCCCGCGGACGCTGTTCGAGCGCCTGTCNGGGGACCACGTGGCCCGCGGAATGCAGGAGATCAAGAAGCTATTCCCGAAGATGTCGGACACCCTGCCTCGCGAGCGCTTCGAGCACCAGATGAAGCGAGAGCTGACCCTGGACGAGCAGAAGGCGGCGGCCCTGCGGCAGCAGCAAGCGAACACCAAGCAGCGCGCCGAGCAGGCGATTGCCGCAGCCAAGCAGCGCCGGGAGGAGTTCACCTTTGAGAGTGGCGGCAAGTTCGCAGAGACCAAGCGCCACAACCGGGCGATGGAGGCTGCGTCCATGCTGGCTGCCAAGAATGCCGCTGCTCGGGTGGAGCGCGAGGCAAACAACAGTCCAGACCTCAAGAGCGGCATGGGCGTGTACGAAGAGAAGGCGCAGGAGATTGCCTCCGAGCGGCGCAAGGCTCGGGAGGGCGTGTCCAAGCTGGAGCAAGAATCCCAGGCCGCTGCAGCCGCAGCCGCTGAGGCCGACGCTGCCCTGGCCGACGCCCCCCGCATCAAGGCCGGCTCCTTCTACAAGGACCAGAACGCACAGGCCAAAGACGCTCAGGTGCGTCAGGCACGGGCCGCTGCTACCAAGGCTGCCGCCACCGCTGCCGCCAAGAAGGCCGCCGAGCAGTACGAGAAGGAGTGGGGACCTGCGTCCCCGCGCACCGCTCTCGAGAAGCTCATGAACGACAAGGTGGAAGCCGCTGCTCAAGAGCTGCTCAAGCGGGGCAAGATGCCGGAGGGCAAGTAAATGGCGGAGACCTCCCAGACCGTAGGGCAGCGCACCAGAGAACTGGTGGCGGCGGGCGTGCCTATTGAACGTGTCGAAGACCTGTTCAAGAAGCAGACCGGCAAGAATCTGCGGGACATCCCGCAGGACTGGCCCATGACCCACGTCAAAGCCAAGCTGTTCCCCGAGGACGTGCAGGGCCCGCAGATACCGGCGCCGGCCACGCCAGTCGGGCTCTCCGGCAGTGTGGGGGAGACCACAGCTACCGCACCAGCAGCTGCACCGTACAAGAACGTCCTCGCTCCCACCGCCAAGATCGGCGGCATGCTCAAGGGTGCCGCAGAAGCTGTTGGAGACATCGCTGCCGAGGGCCTGGGCGGCATCGTGGGCGCAGGCACGGAGTGGTTGGCGGGCATGGACCCTCGGTCCACGATCGCGCCGACCACTACCAAAGAGGGTGTACTACAGAAGGCCGCGAAAGAGCGCAAGAAAGAGATTGAAGAGAAGGCCAAGCAGCCCTTCGTGAAGGCCTTGGCCAAGGACGTGACCACCACCCTATCGGCAATCCCCGCGGCCGCAGCGCTGGCAGCCGAGGGCGTCCTGTGGCCAGCCAATATCCCAGCAGACGCGGACCCTGGTACCTACCTGGAACAGCAGGGCAAGGAGTTCGGCCGCGCTGTCACGATCGGTGTACCCACCGTCGTGGCCTCCACGTACCGCCACCCTATCGAGTCGTTCCAGGCAGAGCCCTTGCAGACCGCTCTGTCGCTGGTTCCTGAGGCGCGCGCCGTCGGCATGCTGGCAGACGCGGCCGGCGTGGGTACCCAGCTGCAGCGCGCAGCGAAGGCCGCCAAAGCCTCGGCTCCGGCGCAGGCAATCGCCCGCAAGGTAGAGCCGATCCTGGCCACCGCTCGCGAGAATCTGGCAGACCCTGTGGCGCGCATGCTCGTGGACAGCACCTACAGCAGCGTGCCGCGCAAGTCCGAGCTTCTGCAGGAAGTGCTGCACCGCCCCGACGAGGTAGCTGCGGGCGTCAAGAAGGTTCTCCTTCGGGACGTTCCCCAGAAGCCAGAGCGCTTTGTGTCGGAGCACGAGGTGCTGCCTCGCGCGCAGGCAGCCAGGGACAAGGCGCAGGCTCTGGTAACGGAGCTGGAAGCGGAGACGGCAGCGGCGTATCTTGGCGCCAAGCACTCGGGCACGCCGCAGTCCACTGCGCTGCACGCACGCAAACAGCACGAGCTGGCGCAAGCCAAGGAAGTCCTGGCTAAATCCGAGGTGCCAGAGGCAACAGTGACCCTCGAAGGACGGACCACGGCCCCCCAAGACATCGACACCGGTGCCCTGGAAACCCTGCCAGACATAGAGTTCCGCTCCACAGCAGCGCCGGCCCCGCCTACCCGAACGCTACCTGACGGCACGCAGGTGCCTGTTCTCCGTGTGCAGCCTGCCCGAACCGCGCGTAACCCCTACAAGGACATCGCTGAAGACGTGGTGGGGCCCACCACGGCGCACGACAGGCAGAACCCCAGGGCGCGGGACGTGCGGGTAGAAAGTGTGGTAGCCGAGATTAACCACGTCCTGGAAGACGCGCTGGATACGAACGATTTGCTGCGCGTACCAGAGATCCGGCAGAAGGTGGTGGAGTACCTGTCGCGCCAATCCCAAGGGTGGGGCGCTCAGTGGCAAGGTAAACCCATCCACAAGGCCGAGGTGCTCAACAAGTATCTGGACGCCGTCACAACATTCAATCCCAACACGGTGCAGAAAATCCCCGGCTTCCAGCTGATGCCTGGAATGATGCAGGAAGCCCTGGACTTCGCCGTGACCGAGACCACAAGCAAGAAGGTGTCCACCCGCCAGCTGGTGGTAGAGGCCACAGCGCAACGGCTGGCCAAGGTGGCCCAGGAGAAGAAGGTAGCGCACGCCCTGAAGGCGGAGAGCGCCACCTTGGAAGACTTCCTGCGGGGAGAAGAGGCCGCATACCAGCTGCGCATGGACGTAGCTGCGGGCACGGTTCCTGCGGACAGGGCTGCTCTGCGTGGCACCAATAACGCCCCCGTTCCTCGCCCCGAGAACGCCCTGGTGCTGGAAGGAGACATCACCACCCAGCTAGAGCGACTGTCCCAGGCACGCAGGGAGGCGTACACTGAAGGGCTCAAGCTCCAGCGCGAGCAGGCCGGCCTTCCTCCGGTTGCCACAGCCACGCCTGCACCGGCTGTGGACGTCCCTCCGCGGGGACCTATTCCCCCCTCCGCCCGCAGGGACCCCCTAGAAAGAGCGGCCGCCGGCTCCTTGGACCCAGCTGGGAACCTGCAGAAGATGCGCGCCCTGCGCGACCGCGCCGCAGCAGCGCCTGACGCCGAGGCGGCCAAGCCCATTATCCAGGAGCTAGCGGAACTACAGACGACGATGCGCGCCGAGGAGAAGGCATTCCGCGAGACACTAGCGCAGCAGAAGCAGTCAGCCGAGGCTGCCCTGGCCAGCGCGCGCAGTGCTGGTGACGTCGCCGCTGAGCAGGCCGCTATCGCTGCGGTGGAGCGCTACGGCAGGGCCAAGGAGATTGGCGACCTGTACCGTAAGATTCAGGACTTCAAGAAGCTAGACGAGAGCATCACGGGTATCGCTGACACCTGGGTAGACCCGGTAGTGCACCACGCCATCACGGCCCACGCCAGAGCACAGCAGGCACTGCAGCACGTTACCGGAGCAGGCGTGGCCCTCAGCCTCGTGAAGAAGAACCTGACCGCCCGCAACATCGTGTCGGCGCTGAACAACGTGGGAAGCAACCTGCTGCTGCAGGCCTTGCGCACGGGTGACCCTCTCGGCGGCGGAACAGAGGCCGTCCGTGCGTTCCAGGAGTATCGCAAGCTGATGCAGTGGTCCAAGGGGCAGCTGGACAACCTTACGCCGGAGCAAGCTCAGCTGGCGGAGAAGTGGCGCGCGCTGGCCAAGACCGGGGTGTTTGACGCTACCCAGCTGGACAAGGACTTTGGCATCTCGCAGCCCTGGAAGCCCAGCGAGGTGGCTGCGGCCGCGTACAAGAGCGTGACCGGGAAGAAGGCCGGGCCGGCTGGCCCCATCGGTAAGACCGCCGACGTGGTCAAGGGCGCATCTGACTGGGCTACCAAGAAGTTCGAGGAGGTGTACCGCTTTGGGGACAACTTCTTCAAGGCAGGAGAGGCAAGCAAGGAGTTCGACCGCATCGCCAAGCTGCTAGAAGGGCTGCAGGACGGGGAGCACATCATGTTGCCCAACCAGTCAGGCACCACCTCCGAGCTGAGCCGCGCCCGCGGAGGCTTCCGGCTGAACAACAAGCCCCTCAAGGCGGAGGAGCTAACCAAGCTGGTGGCCGACGCGGCGGCCAAGTCCGCCAATGATATATTCTTCGACTACGGGAAAGTCCCTGGATACGCGGAGATACTCCGCTACCAGCCCATGCTAGGGCTCCTGTCGCCGTTCTTCACCTGGAGCGTGAAATCCATCGACCTGCCAGGCAAGGCAGGGTTGGGCACCCGCACCGTAATGGGCCGCCCAGCCTACGCTACCAACTCCGCCAAGGCGCTGCGTGCCCAGGCGTGGGACCAGGTCAAGCTAGGAGCCAGCAGGAACATGCTGCTCGGCGGGCTGCGCTCGGCACTAGAAGACCAGCAAAGCCCTGAGCTGCTGGAGAAGATCCGGTATTACCCCAACGACCTGAAGCTGGGCCTGGCCCGACTGGCGAGCAACCCGGAGTTCGTAGAAGTCGCCAAGATGGGCAACTGGAACTACCTGAACTCCACTATGGACGTCATCCGCTTGGCCAGCGCCGGCCTGGGCTTCTCTGATGTGGACCCGTCCGAGGGCGGCACGCTGCGCACGACGAGCGACGAGGAGCTGCTGGCAGACATGAAGAGGGACGAAGCCGCGCTGCAGCAGCAGGCCGTCATCGACCGCCCGGCCACGTTCAAGAAGATTTCCCAGCGACTGTCTGACACCAAGGCGCAACTCGCAATCCCCCAAGTCGACCGCAAGACGGCCGTAGCTAAGATGTTCCAGGGCACCGGCCAGGCTGGAAGTCTGCGGGAGTGGAGCACCTTGCTGGGCATGTCCGGCGGCCCGCTTGCAGACCTTGTCGCCGTAGGTCTCAAGGACCAGGCGTCAGGACAGGACGTGCAGGTGGACGACCTGCTCAAGCAGTTCGGCGCCGCGCTGGTAGGAGGGACGTACGCCAAGGGCATCGAGGCAGGCACCCGGTTGCTCGCTGGCCCAGGTACCCGGTGGTCTCGCGAGCAGTTCGCTCAATCGGCGGAGACCCGAGAAGATACCTTCCGCTTCCTGCTGCGCAAGCTGACCGGCATGGGCTGGATGCGTATCCACCCCAAGGACACAGAGGAGTACTTCACTCGGATGCAGAGTGAGTGGAAGGCCCGTCTGGGTATCCCTAAGCTGAAGAAAGAGGTAGAATCCCTACTGCTGCAGGGCAAGGACGCGGAAGCGGACGCTCTCGGCTCCCAGGTAGGCCGTCTGGAGACCATCGTGGAGGAGGAACTCTCCCACATGCAGGACGACTACTACAAAATGAAGGAAGTCCTCGGCGCCCGCCAGGACGAACGCAAAGGTGCCGACAAGTTCTAAGGAGGACCCCCATGGCCTGCGATATGCCCCAATCCCTGAAGAAAGGAACGACCGTCGCAGACCGCGCGGTCCTCAACGCTGTGCTCGTGGCCAACGCCGCACCAACCCTTGCGACCGACGCCATGGTTCCAGTGGGCATGCACGCCAAGATTGACGTGGTGCTCAAGGAGACGGCCGGCGGTACCTACGACGCCAAGGTGTGGTGGTACTACCCAGACGCCGACGCCTGGGTGCAAGACCTGGCTGTCGGTACCTTGGCGGTCGCTGCCAACAGCACGGCCGGCGCCACGCTGTCCACCGGCACGGCGAGCAACATCTACGTGGAAGTCCTGAACTTCGCCGCCGCCGCTGAAGCCTCCGCTTGGCTCATTGGCCGCGGAGCAATCGGCAAGGGGGCCTAAGACATGAGCAGCAAACCCACTCGCGTATATAGCACCAGCGGGACCCTTGTGGGTGTTGCTGTTCCGTTCGACCTGCAAGAGCTGGCAGGTGAGGGCTTTTCGTCCACGTACGCCGAGATACACAACCTCGACCTGCTGAACGACTACACCGTCACCATCCAGGGCTTCCCCTTCACCCTGCCCGCGCTCAGGGCCCTGCGCCTGCCCTCGTTCATCAACGTGTTCAGCATCAACGGCACAGGCGCCTACGCTGTGCTGGCTGGAGACAACCCGGCGGTGGAGACGTCGCAGACCGCGCTGCCTAGCCTGACCTCTCCGGCCCAGCCTGTGAGCGTGGTGTCGGCCGTGACGCCGGACAACGTGACCCTGGAGAACGTCGGGCCCGTCACGCAAGTCAAGGACCTGGGCATCAGCACGGCCAAGCTGAACAACCTGGCCGTCACCAACGGCAAGATGGCCGACCTGGCCACCACCTTCAACAAGGTGGGCAGCGGCGTCAACCAGAACCCAGGGCGCGGCGCGGCGGTCATCTTCGATAGCACCGGCGTCATCGTGGGCGACACGCTCACCGTCACCTTCTCCGGCGCTCCCACGGTCTACGAGTTCACCAACGGCGGTGCTCCTGCCCCCGGCAACATCGGCGTGGACATCCCTACTATCAACGTGGACCTGCCGGCCAAGGTGCTCGCCAACCAGCCGCTAATCAGCTGCTCGGGCACGCTCGGTGCGTTCTGGTTCGGGGTCGCTGTCCTCTCCTTGGTGCAGGCCGGTACCACACTGACCGCGGTGTCGACGGGCCTGACCGTGGTGGAAAACATCGCGCCCGTTGGGGAATCCCGCGTCGGCCTGGAGTTCCACCAGTGGTCTATCACGGCGCTGAACGCGTCCGCGGGCTATCCCATTTACCACTCCGGCACCATCGTGGCGAAGTGGTTCGTGGAGACGACCGTGGGCGGAACGCAGGTAACCCCCGTGGGCATCGGCTTCACGCCTCTCGCCACCGGCGACGGCATCACCGTCAGCGGGTCTGGCGTGGTCGGCAACATCATGAACGTAATACTGGCCATTCAGTACTAACCCAGCGTAAGGAGTCCACATGAGCGGCAGGATCATCCCAGGCACAGGCGAAGCAATCCGCAGCGAGTTGGTTGCCAACGCCGTTGCTGCCAACTACGACCCGGTGGCCACCAACAAGGCGCAGGAGCTGACCTTCGCGGGCGCTCCTCAGTCCATCACGACCGCCGAGCACGAGGGCACGGTGACTGCCGCGGGCAACCCGGGGGACACCGCCGTCCTGACGCTGAACGGCGTGGCCTACCAGGCCATGCAGACGGGCGCACTGACGGCGGCCCTGCTGGCGACGGAGTTGGCGGCTGCCGCGACTCTCGGCTCTCAGGACACCTGGACCTCCACTATCGCTGGCGGCCCGGCAATTGGAGGCGAAGCCTGCGGCGTCACCATTGGCGCTACCAGCTATCCCTACGTGGCCATTGCTCGGGACACCGCCGCTCAGGTAGCTGCAGGCATTGCCGCCGCAGCCGCGGGGGACCCGGATTACACCGTGACCAACCCGGCGGGGGCCCTGCTTGTCGTCACCAAGAACGTCCGCGGCGCTGGCGTGGCTGTCTCCTTCCAGACGGACGGCGTAGTCTTCACCTCCACCGACGCGCACGTCGTTACCGGCGTGGCTGGGCAGGCCGATTGGACCGTCATCGCTCCTGGTGCCGGCGTGGTCAATGCCACCAATGCCGCCCCGGGAGCCACCACGGATACCGCGGCCGGCTCGTCTACCGGCGCCATCGTATTCACCTGCCCATCTGTGCAGGTTGGCTACGACGCCGACAACGCCATTGCCTTCGACGGCTTGCTCACCAGCTGGCAGCACACGGTGCAGCTCGGGGACACCCCCGGCATCATCGCGGCGGCCATGAAGGTGCTCATCGACGGCTCGGGCGGATACGTGGCCAGCGTCCTCGGCGACGTCGTGACGGTGACCCGCACGGACTATGCCACCTTTGCCTTCGCTGACCAGAGCACCACGCCCAATCCGGCGTCGACCCTCACCATCACCCCCGCAACCACGATCCCTTTGCACGCCCCCCTGACGGGCGCGGACGGCGTGGCCACCAGCGGGTCTGTCCTGGCCAGCGGCACCTTGGAGTGCCTGCTGAACGCGGGCGTGAGCTACGACGTCGAGGTGTGGTCCTACGACAGCACCTTGGCACAGTGGCTAAAGGACCTGACCTTCGGGACCAAGACGATCGTGGCGAGCGGTGTCCACACCGTGGCGCTGAACGGCTCTCGGGCCTTCGCGTTCGTGGACAACTTCGTCGGCGGCGCCGATGCGACGGTCATTTTCCGCACCAACAGGTAAGTACGCCAGATGTAACGGGAAACAGAGAACGTCGAGGATGCCCTAGGAGCCACGGAAACGCACTGAAGCACCTCTTACCCTACCCACAAGGAGCCCCCGATGGACGATAAGATGCTTCAACTAATCCTCTCCAAGCTGGAAACCATCGACAACCGCCTGTCGTCCGCCATGGACCGGCTGGCCCTCATGGAAGGTACCGCCGAGGCCAACAAGGAGACGCGGCAAGCCTGCGACCTCCTGAAGTCCCGCGTGTCCGTGCTGGAAACCAAGGTGCTTCTCTACTCGGGCGCCTTTGGCGGGCTGGGAATGCTTGTCGGCGGAGTCGTCGCCAAGATGCTGGCGGGGAACTAACCAATGGCTAACCGCTCCCCCCTGCTCAGCGAAGACACGGCCGGTGCCCCCACGCCGCTGGAGCCGGGAAGCGTTGTGCCGGGGCCCACTCCTGGGTATTACCAGGTAGGGGCCATCGGCATAGCGGGAGTGACGGCGGCGGTGCCGGGCACCATCCCTCTGCGCGACGTTGACGCGGGGTTTGAGGTTGGGTACCTGGCCGTAGACACTACGCCAGCGGTACCGCAGACAGGCGCCCCGGGCAAGCTGGTATGGAACGCCGTCGACGGCACGCTGGAGTTCCAGCTAGACGGCGGCAACGTCACCCTGCAGATCGGGCAGGAGACTGTACTCCGCGTGCGCAACTCCGAGGCCACGCCGCTTGTCGACGGAGAAGTGGTATACCTCACCGGCTCCACAGGCACTCACAACACCGTCCTCCGCGCCGACAACACCACCGAGGCGTCATCCGATCGTGCCATCGGCCTGGTCACCGAGCCTATCGGGGCCAGCCCTGGCGAGGGGTACATCACCACCTCGGGGCTGGTGCGCGGGCTCAACACCAACCACCTAACCGAGGGCGCGCTGGTATACCTCGGCGTGGCTGGCGCGACCACGGCCACCCCACCTGTTGCCCCTGCCCACCAGGTCATTGTTGGCTACTGCGTCAAGAAGTCTGGGGGTGCCGGCATCATCTATGTGCACGTTACGGCCTACCCGGAGCTGTCCGAGCTGCACGATGTCTCGATCGCCGCGCCCATCGCCGGCAACCTCCTGGTCTGGGACGGCACTAAGTGGGTGAACTCTAACACCATCCCCAAGACCACCACGCTCAGCGACGGAGCGAACCTGGAGCTGTCGGGGGCCAACGCCCTAGGCGAGGGCAACATCGTCATGAAGGCGGCGGCGTCTGCGGCCTTCGACACCAACCTCGTGATCTCAGATAGCACCGCGAAGACAATGGGTTTTATCTGCGGAGCCACCCCCGGCTTCGCTGGTGCGTACGGCCCCTTCTTCGGCCTGCGCGGCATTACCTATGCAGCGTTCGCCAATCAGCGGGGCAACATCTTCCTCTACGGTGGCAAGCCTGCGGGCCCCGGCGCCGCAGAAGGCCGAGTCATCTTCGGCACCAACGACACTGAGCGGCTTGAGATTCTCTACGGCGGCGACGTCAAGGTGAAGACCGGCTCGCTATACGTTCAGCAGAGTGTGCTGGTTCTGCCGAAGACGCAGAACTACGGCATTCTACTGGACACCACTACTCCGACGTATGGCTGGAGGGACATCCTCGGCCCCATCATCGTCAAAGGCATCGGCGCCAACGATCCGGATTGGGCGGTGTTCCGAGACACCATCCGGCAGTACCGCTGGACCAATGGTAACATGCGAGAGGTGTGGAATATCTACCACATCCCCCACGATCACGTGATGGGCACCGACCTGTACATCCACGTACACTGGGACCAAAACGTTGTAGATACCGGCGGCCCCGCGGGCGTGCCGGGCAACGTGAAGTGGTACTTTGACATCAGCTACTCCAAAGGGCACGGCACGCCTGGCGGCGCGTCCGACCCGTCCAACGCCATCATCACGCAATCGGTTGTTCAGCAGGCATCAACCACGCAGTACGGGCACATGATTGCCGAGGTGCAGTTCACCAACGCGGGAGGCGACGCGACGCACATCGACCGCGCCCGGATTGAGCCAGACGGCCTGATCAAGGTCCGCCTCTACCGTGACTCCACTGACGTGGCCGACACCCTGAATCAGGACCCGTTCGTGGGAATGACGGACGTGCACTACCAAAGCACCAACATCGGCACCAAGCAGAAAGCCCCACCGTTCTGGACATAGGAGGACACGATGGACACGCAAGGCCCCGACAAGGCCAAGTACCCGGACGACTACGCAGCCGTTCGCGCGCAGTGCAGCATCAACCAAGATCACGCCGCGGAGAAGGCGCAGCCTGCGTTGCTGCCACTGACCCCGCCAGAGCCTGCTCCGCTGAGCGCAGGCACTACAGAGGAGCCCACATGAAGCCGCTAAGCCGCTCCCACATCATCTGGACGCTCATCTCCTTGCTGGGGATCGGGCTGTCGTTGCTGCTGCGCAAGCACCTGCCGGCGGAGCTGGCCAAGATCGTCAGCGACGAGGTGGTAGCTACCTGCATCGCGGTAGCCTCCTCCTACGGTCTGCTGCGCCGCACCAAGGACAAGCTGGCCTACGAGAAGATGTCCGCCGCCCTGAGCGACGAGCGGGTCGTAGCCAAAGCCCAACTGGCCGCCGCGCGCCACAAAGCCGGCAAGGAGTCCAAGTGAAGTACATCCTAGCCCTGGCGCTGCTCTGCGGCTGCTCGGCCCCTACCTGGGACCAGTGCCGGATCGAGACCTGGAATCACCCGTCCAAGCCGGCGCCGGCCCGCGACGTCACCGTCACCTGCGCGCGATCGCTTTTGTGCACCAACTACACCCGAAATGGCAAAGTCGTGAAGTGCGATGGGGAAACTCTCGCGGGGGAGGAGAAGTGAGCCTATCACCAGAGGACATTGGCGACGAGGGAGCGCGCATGCTGGGCCTGGCCCTGGCCCTGCAGCTGCCGGGGCTCAGCCCTGTATACAAGAACATCATCACCGAGCTGGCCACCAGCGCCTTGCAGTACGTGGCGCAGAAAGCCTGGGACGGAGGGAAGGAGGTTCCGCGTGCCACCGAGGTAATCGTGGTGGAGCACGAAGGACCCCGCCCTGCTCCCAAGCGAAAGGCCGCCAGGGAGCAGGGCAGGTAGGTCAGTGCATCGCAGGTACCTGGTAGCAGGTGCAGGACAGCCACTGCGCCGAGTCTGACGGGCGAGTGGCTGCCTGGCTCTCCTGGCTGCCGCTGCGCGCAAGCACCGCGTACCAGCCGCCCGCATCCAACCAGCGCACCACAAACATGTCACCGCCCTGAGGATGCGCCCGCCACCAGTTGCGCAAGAGCAGCTCTTCTTGCGCGATGACGTCCGCGACGGCCTGCTCCACCAGGGGCGCCAGCTTGTTAACCAGCCCGCCGGTGGCCTTCCGGTACTCCGTGGGGTCGTAGCCGGCCTGGCACATCCCGGCGCACTCTGGGCAGTCCTGGTGGGAGAAGCACGGCTTGAGGTCGGCACACGTTGGGCACTTGCACATGGTAGCTCCTTACACCTTGTTGAAGCCTTCGACACCGCGGCGGACGCGGTCAACCGTGCGGCGCTGCAACCACATCAGCACCGACTCGCTCTCGGTCAGTGCGATGGCGTTGTAGCGATTCCCGAACGGCCCTGCCTGGAACGAGCGCAGCCGGTCAATCACGATGGCCAGCAGATGTTCTTGCTGCGCACCGTTGACCCCGCACTCCTGGATGGGGCCGTTTTGGAAGGAGACACGCAGCAGCACCTTGCCTGCCCCGTCCGTCACGGCGTACTCGTGGTTGGCGCCCCCTTGGCCGGGCTCGTCCAGCACCAGCACGCGGGTATCATCCGCTCCGCCGCCCTTGCCTTCGACGCGGTGGTCCAACACTTCCCGTGTGCATTTGCTGACATAGGCGTCGTCCGGCAGGTACGTCAGCTCGAAGGCCTCCCGCGCGATCACGTGCGGGTAGTCCTTCATGTTGTGGATCACGTAGTCCCCTTGCAGCAGCCACTGGCCGTCAACGCCTAGCCAACCCGTCAGGGGGTCCTTGTTCACGGCGCAGGAGCAGAACGTGTGCACCCACATGGCGATCTTCTCCGCGCAGGCGTCGGTGCCGTCGAACTGCATGGCCTCGGTAATCTTCTTGAACTTCTGAGCTTGCATGGTACTTCTCCTAGCCCCGCAAAGCGGAGCCCTGTTGGTTGGCGTCGACGCGAAATGCGCCGGGCGCCAGGTAGACGACACGGCTGCCCGGAAGCAACCGATCACTTAGGAACCAGCAGTCGTCGCGCTCCCCGTACGACAGCTCGATGCCGCTGATCCCGCGGCGGCGCATCCAGTTACCCACGGACAGGAAGCTCTCGTAGGTGCCTGTGAACACGATGGTGTCTCCGTGCTTGCAGGGTACCTGCCCCAGCTTCCGCTCGGGGTAGAACGGGTTCTTGCGGCTGATCTCCTCAAACCGCGCTGAGAGGCTCTCAGGCGCGTCCTGCGTCGTCTCCGGCACAGAGCCCGCCTCGGAGCACTTGCGTGCGTCCTGGGCCGCCCAGCACGAGCCGAGCGNGTACTCCTCCTGCATCNNCCGAGTGTACCGCAGGCAATCCTCCCCGGCCGCGGTGAGCCCCAGCCACAGGTGGTTCAGGGGCACGTCCGCAGGAGGGTTCACGTTCTCCACGTAGCGCGGGCAGGTGAGGGTCGGGCAGTCCGNGCGAAAGCAAGCGCGGCAGATGTACTGCAGCCGGTGCCCCTCCCGTAGCCGCCTGGCTGCCAGCAGGCAGTTCTCCCCCGCAGGGGTCAGCCGGGTGCCTCGCACCGGAAAGCTGTACGGCATTTCCTCCACGTAGTTCTCGTGCGCCTTAGCCGTGAGGGTGGGGCAATCCACGCGGCAGCAGGAAGGGCAGAAAGGCAGGGCGGTGCTATACATGGCCTACCTCAGCAATGCGCGTCTCCACGTCTTCCAGCAGGCGCATGGCCTTGTCGTAGGCGTCCAGCAGTTCCCGCGCGACGTACTGCTCCGGCAGGGTCTCACAGGAGGAGGGGATCAGGGCGTCAAAGCGCGTAACGATCTCGTCGCAGATGGAGTGCACCGACAGCTCAGAGAGGGCCAGCGCCGCCAGGCCGTGCTTGAGGCGGCTGAGCAGGTTCAGCAGGTGGGTGCAGAGGGCGTGCTTGTCTTTGAACGACGGGTCGACGAAGAAGCGGGCGTCGCACGAGGCCAGCAGGGCAACAACCTCGGTGAGAGTGGCGTCCACGAAGAACACGGAGCGGAAGATGCTGGCTGTGGGGCGACAGGGTACCCGGCGAAGCGCGCGGGGAAGGGGCTTTTTCATGTTGGTCTCCAGCGGGTCCGTTGCATGGCCGCCGTGGTTACCAGTATGTGGCGCCGACGAGAGCTTGTCAAGAAGGGCTACCAAGCAAGAGAGGTCCGGGAGCGGCGATCCTTCCGGGGTCCTCCGATAAGGGTGGAAGGAGCAAGTAGCCGTACCCGCAGGCGTTTACGGTAATCCTTCCACCCTTCCAGGGTTGGCCCTATTTACCCCCCCTATAGAGATCTTTTTCTCCCCTTTTTCTCCCTGTGTTTTTCCCAGAGAGAGAAAAGGGAAAACCCTGGAAGGGTGGAAGGATTCCAGAAAAGCTCCTTGTTTATTCCGTGGTTAAAACTTCCAGGGTTTTGACCCCCTGGACCGGCCTCCCTGCTCTGGGAAAAAATCACGTCGACAGTTCTGACCACTTGACACTAGCAGCGACCCCTGATAAGATTCATTCACCGGCCCCGAAACGTGGACACCGGTGGAGGACCAGATGACCGACCAACCGAAGAAGATCAGGAACGGCAGAGAGTTGTACTGCGATTGGATGCGGGAGACCGGGCGCAAGGGCGTCTGGGTAGCTACAAAGCTGGGAGTCACCCCCGAGCGCGCAGCGACTTGGCGCTCAGGTGCGACGCGCCCGAGCTTGGAGCACGCGGATGCCTTGGAAGAACTCACCGACGGCGCCGTCCCCGCGGACGCGTGGTAGGAGGGCCCCCGTGAAGACCACCCGCGTACCTCAGCTACTCAACCGGCACTACCCAGAAGGGCAGCACCTCAGCGTGACCTTCGTCTCCTTGGGCGAAGTGCACAGGTGGTCAGACGGGCGC